CAAATGCATTAAAATTCTCTTGACTAAATAAAAAACCTTTTTGTGCACCACGAACCTTTGTTCCAGCAGGAATAACCTCTCCCGTTTTATATGATCCACCACCAAGTTTTGGAACCTCTTGATTTTCACCTACTGTAAAATCTACTTCTTTACTAACTTCATGATATACTTTACTCATGAAAGGACCTTTTTTAGTGGGTGGTTTATATTTAACGCATCTTATAAGTAAACTATCTTCCTTTCCACTTCTTTTTAATGGATATTGTAAATGTTCTTTAGATTTTCCCGTTGTAGTCAGCAGTTTCCCTACTTCTATTCCAGTTTCATCTTTTTTCGCCCCTTCTTGGGTAGTTTGTGTATCAGATCCTGAACTGTTTTCTACTACTGCTTCTGTCATTATCGACCTTATTTTGTTATTATCAGCTATTTATACGGAATCTCGCAAAAGGTATCCCATCAAGATCATTTAACTCTTCATTACTAATTTCATACAACCCACCAGATACTTCACCCCAAGTATATTGTCGATGTTCGTTCCAATGAAAATTGATACCACGAAATCCCCATTCATACAAGTTTGTTACACCAACTAGGGGATTCTGATCATACCTTATATTAGGTGTTTTTGGATTATATACAAAGACATAGAATTTTCCTATTGTTGGCATTTTACTACCTTCCTGTAATGCATCAAGAATTTCCATCATTAAATCATCAGGATCTTCTGTCCCAATTAAATTATAACGAATGTCTTTAATTCTATTCATTATACTCCAAGTTCTTTTTCTGTGATTACTTTAAATTCCCATTGTCTATCAGCACAATATTCTCTTGCTTCTTTCCATTTTGTTTGGTTTGTGGCATATGTATATGCTTCGGTAATATATCGTTTAGTTTGGCGTTTTGGTTTCTTGGGTGGACTGCATTGTTTTAATGGTTTAACTTCAATAACATATTTTTTTATAGCACCATTAGTTTCTTTTACTTTCATATAGAAATCTGGAAAGTATCTATGTTGTCTATGATCTACAGGAGATATGTAAGGTATTGCTATTTCTTCACTTGCCCATTCTAATACGTTTGCATTTTTATCACAGTAAACCATGAATTTTCTTTCCCACAATGATCTAAATGTTATATTAGTAGGATCACCTTTATACTTGTGTGGAAAGGTTGGATAATATTTTCCTTTATAAGCCATCTAAATAGATAATAATATATAAAGTATTTAGAGTGCCAGCCCCAATTCCAAAGAAAATATCTCAGATATTGCCAAAGTTTCAGAATGTTGCTCAAACTTCTCATTACTTAGTTAAGTTTGGTTTACCTTCTGTGGGTGGTTTGAGAGGTCATCTTCAAGATAAAGGAATAGATGTTAGATTTTCTGGTGATGATATAGGTTTACTTTGCAGTTCTGCAGTTTTACCTGGATCATCTATGGCTACTGTTGCTGTAACTGGTGAGTATCAGGGATTAGTTGAGATGATACCTCATACTAGAAATTTTACAAGAATTAAGTTAGAATTTTATGTTGATAATAGATATAAATCATTGAAATTTTTAGAGCATTGGATGGAATTTATTACTGATGGTTCTTCTGCAGGAAGTATTGATGATGCTTATCATTTTAAACTTCATTATCCAGAACATTATAGATCAGATTCAACCAAAATTATTAAATTTGAAAAGAATTATAGACAATTTTTAGAATATAATTTTAGGGGATTATATCCTATAAATTTACAATCAACAAAAGTTACTTATAAGAATTCTCAAGTATTAAAGGCAGTTTGTGAATTTGCTTATGAAAGATATATTTGTGGAGAAGCATCTTCTGCTTCAGAAGCTGCAGGTACTGATAAGAATAATTCACTTAGTAGATTTGGGATGAATGCAGGTGATGTAAAGATTATTAATAATGAAGTTACTAAAGAGTTAGAGGCTACTGTTGTAACTGGAAAGGGTGGTTGGAATCCTACTGGTGATAATGATGGTGATGGTATTGTAAATAGTCAAGATACTTTTGACCCATCTTTAGACGGTTTAAGACCTGGTGATAAGAGACCAGGTACTTAAAAAAACCTCCTATATACTCTACGAATAATAATATTATAATTTATTATGCCTTTACCAAAAATTACGGCTCCTTCCTATGAGTTGGTTATACCTTCTTCCAAAAAGAAGATTAAATTTAGACCATTTTTAGTTAAAGAGGAAAAGATCCTTATTTTGGCTATGGAAAGTCAAGATAGTAAACAGATTGCGAATGCTATAAAGGATGTTCTTACTTCTTGTATTTCAACAAGAGGTATTAAAGTTGAAAAACTATCAACATTTGATATTGAATATCTATTTTTAAATATTCGTGGTAAGTCTGTTGGAGAACAAATTGAAGTTACTGTTACTTGTTCTGATGATGGAAAAACACAAGTTCCAACAGTTATTAATTTAGATGAAATACAAGTTCAATTTAGTGATGATCATTCTAGAGATATTAAATTAGATGATGATTATACGTTGAGGATGAGATATCCATCAATGGATGAATTTATTAAAACTAATTTTAATGTTGGTGATCTTAGTGTTGATGATACTTTTAAATTAATTGCATCTTGTATAGAGCAAGTTTATTCTGAAGAAGAATCTTGGGCAGGATCTGATTGTACAAAGAAAGAATTAGCTGAATTTGTAGAGCAATTAAATTCAAAGCAATTCAAAGAAGTTGAAAAATTCTTTGAAACAATGCCGAAACTTACTCATACAGTTAAAGTAACAAATCCAAATACAAAAGTTGAAAATGAACTTGTTTTAGAGGGGCTGCAGAGTTTTTTCGGGTAAGTATGTCGCATGAAGATCTTGCGTCATACTATCAAGTTAATTTTGCTTTAATGCAACACCATAAATATTCATTAACAGAGCTAGAAAATATGATACCTTGGGAAAGAGAAATTTATCTCGCTCTTTTACAGCAATACATTGAAGAGGAAAACTTAAAGGCACAACAAAATGGCTGAAATTAGATCACCATTAGGACAAATACGTGGAACACTTCGTAGGGTTTCTAATAGTGTCTTTCGTCCTCCTACACAGAAAGGTTCAACAGAAGATTCTGTAGCAAATAATTTAATTGCTAGAAATTCATCTTTATTGGGTGGTATTCAAAAACAAATTAATACATTAAATCAACAGCAAGCAGTAATAAACAAATCTTTAAGTATAGTAAGTAAAAATTTAGTAACAGGATCAAAATTAGAAAAACAAAGGCAACAAGCACAGAAAGCAAGAGAAGCTAAATTAGCAGCACAAGGATTAAGATCAGCAAAAGAAGCACAAATTGAAGGACCTCTTCAGAAAGCTCTTATGGCTCCAGTTAGAGCAGTTCAAGTTAGAGCTACGGGCATTTTTAGTAGACTAACTAGATTTTTAATGATACTAGCTGGTTCATGGTTATCTAGTAAAATCCTTGATCTTTTTGAGTCAAGTATTTCTGGTAGTGTTGAAAGAGTACAACAAATAAAGAAAGATCTCTTATCTGGATTTTTGAAAGCTGGTGCAGTTTTATTACTTTTTAATCCAGCTCTTGGTAAGATAGTTTTAGCATCAGCAGCACTTGGACTTGCTATTGATAATATAGCTAGCGGTGGTGTTTTAGCAAGACCATTTAATATTATAATGGAATGGTTGAAAGGAATAACAAATTGGTTTGGTAAACAAATAGATGCTGGTAAAATTAGTGGACCAGGCAACTGGTGGTTTAATCCTTTGGGAGACAATTTTTTAGGTGGTAATAGAAATAGACGAAATGCTGATGATCCATCATTGCGAATGCAACCGCATCAGGATTCTTCAAGTTCTGATACCGATACTGATACCGATACTGATACTGATACCGATACTACTACAACTGATAATAATACTGATACTGATACTAGTGCAGATGCTATACAACCTAATAATGGTATTGATATTGAAGCACTTAAGGCAAAAGTAGAAAATGGACAGGAATTAACACAGGCAGAAAAAGATGCATTAATAGAAGCAGAAGGTGGAAAGGGTAATATTCAACCTGGAATGATGTCTGATATAACCGATAAGGATTTGTTGACTGAGATAGAAGGTAAGAAGCCCTTAAGAACTGATTTTGGTCCTGGTAAATCTGGATCAGAGGAATATAATGCAGCATTAATAGAGTATAATGAAACATACGGTCAAAGGATTGAAGATTTAAGAGCTAAGATTAATGGGACTAAAATTGATAGCAGTAATTTAGTTAATAGTAATAAGACAAATATAAAAGAAAGGACAACTAATTTAACTTCTCTTCTTGCTTCTTTATCTGATATTAAACCAACTATAGTTCCATTTCCTACAGATACTCAAGCTGCAGAATCTGGTGCAAGTGGAACTGTTTCAGTGCCTGGAGGTACTGGTGGATCTGTCCCTTCTATAAAATCTTCTAATAGGGATAATAGTTATGTTTATCTTGCTTATAAGCATTATCAGGTAGCACCTTAATATTATGGATACTAAAGGTTTAATTTCATCTTCTAAAAGTCTTAGTAGTATTAGTAAGTCTCTAGGATCTTTTACACAAAGTCTTAATAGTGCTGCTAAATTTACTAAAGACATTTCAAAATCAATTAATGAAGATAATAAGTTAAAAAGTAAATCAATATCAGATGATGCTTCATTTTTTGCAAAAAGAAGAACTGCATTTCTTAGAAAAAGAAAAGAAGAGGAAATAGAAGCTACTGGAGCTAAAGGAGCAGCTAAAGCTTCAAAGGGTATTTTAAAAAATCCAGTAAGAGGATTTTTAGGTAGAATATTAGATTTCTTTGCTATAACTTTAATTGGTTGGACAGTTTTTCAATTGCCTAAAATTTTAAAGCGTTTTGAAGGTTTAATAAAACTTGTTGGTAAATTAGTTGGAGTTTTTAATGGGTTTATTGATACAATTTCTAATGAGATGATTGATTATAATCAACAAATAGATAAAACTACCCAATCAATAGAACAACCTGATTATGATAAATTTAATAGAGATGTAAATAGTCGAGTAGGGAAAACTGAATTATCATATTATAAAATAAGAAATGATTTATCTGAAACTATTAAGACATATGTAGACCCTAAGACTTATAATTTAGAGAAAATAAATAACGGTCCTCCAGGACCTACAGGTTCAAGTGGTGATGGTCCTCCAGGTCCTCCAGGTCCGACAGGTCCTTCAGGTGATGGTCCTCCAGGTCCGACAGGTCCTTCAGGTGATGGTCCTCCAGGTCCAGGTACTACGGATGATAGAACTCCTCCAGGTGTAATGGATTCTGCTAATCCAAAAAACTGGTGGTTTAATCCTTTGGGAGAAAATTGGTTAGGTGGTGGTAATAATAAGAAGGACGAAAACAATAGTAAAAAAGATGAGAATAATAATGATGACGATGATGATTTATTCAATGAAACAATTGCAAATGATAAAAAACAACCTTTAATTAAAAGGTTTGAGGCTGGTTATACTCCTAAGAAAGAGATAGATGGAAAAATAAATCCTGAGTATGTTGAATATCAAGATTGGTTGAAAGAAAGCAATTTTGAAATGTTTGCTGATGGTGGTCGCATTGATGCTAGACAATTAGGTCTTGTAGGAGAGGAAGGACCAGAATTATTCATTTCTGATAAACCAGGAACAATTGTACCAAATAAAGTAACTGTTGACTTTATAGAAAGAATTATTGCAAATAAAAATAATGCATCAGTAGTTGATCAGAAAAGAGCAGCAAGAAGATTATATGAAAAACTTGTTGAACAACATATTGAAAAACACGGTATTATAAGAGTTGATGAGGATGAAAAATATAAAGCACAAACAATAGGTAGATTAAAAGAAGCACTTGGACAAATAGAAGTGGAGGCAAATAAAATTACTCCAGAATCTATTGCTGCTCAATCTAATCAGCAGTTAATATCTGAGATAACTCCTGATAAGATAAGTTCTGAAATTAATATTCCTGAATTAAATATATCTGAATTTGAACTTCCTAAAATAAATATTCCTAATCTTAAAAAAGAAAGAAAAGGACCAGTTGTTCTACTTCCACCTATGATTTCTCCAAATCAACCACCACCATCTACTCCTCCTATATCACAATCTTCAACAGGATCTTTTTCTTCTCGTGGTTCTGGTGTAAATACAATGTATAAACACTTAACAACTTTAATAACAGCATATACGTAATGGCAGCATTAGATTCCTCAATTTATGAAGAGATTATAATAACGTCAGCAGATGGATCAAAAGATGTTGATGTTGCTTCTGGTACTGTAATGGTTGGATATTATGAAGATATATTCTCACCAACAGTTACTGCTAAGTTGCAGATTATTAATGATGGCGGTACTATAGAGGGTGAAGATGGAACATTACAGTCAATATATAATGGACTTCCATTAAGAGGTGGTGAAAAAGTTAGTATAAAAATAAAGGGAAATTCTGAGACTAATCCAGGATTGGATTTTACCGAAGAAAAAGAATTCTTTGTTTCTAGTATTTCAAATGTAATTATTAAGAAAAAAACCGAATCATTTACTTTAAATTTAGTTTCACCTACGGCAATAACAAATGAAACTTCTAGAGTTGGTAAAAAATATCCAACATCATTAAAGATTTCTGAATCTGTGAAAAGTATAGTTAAAGATAATTTAGGGGTTCAGGGTGATATTGATATTGATAAAACACAAAATGTATATGGTTTTATCGGAAATATGAGAAAACCGTTTACGATTTTAACATGGTTAGCATCAAAATCTGTACCAGAACTACCAGATGAAGGATCGGAGAAACCAACAGATGCTACTGCAGGATATTTATTTTATGAAACTAAATCTGGATATCATTTTAGATCTATTGATAGTTTAATAGAGTCTACACCATATGAAACTGCATATAATTATAGTGAGGTTATTGATAAACAAGCAGATAATGATCATAAGATATTAAGATACCATACTTCTTTAAATGAAGATGTTTTAGGTAAACTTCAGAGAGGTGCTTACTGTAGTTACAGAACTTTCTTTAATCCTTTAACTTTTGAATATACTGATCCATCTAGAGGTGGTTTTAAATTAGAGGATTATAAAGGAAAGGCAAAATCAATGGGTAAAGAAGTTTCATTACCTGGAAAACTTGGTGAATCTCCAAGTAGATTTATAACAGCTATTTTAGATGTTGGTACTATGGAGAAGGGAGTATCCAAACAAGAAAATGCAGATCCATTTCTTATTCAATCTCAAACAATGATGAGATATAATTCTATATTCTCTCAAAAATTGAGTATGACTATTCCATCAAACACTAATTTAGAAGCTGGAAATCTTATAGAATGTATATTTCCTAAAAGTTCTGCTAAGAATGAAATTGATTTGGAGCAAAGTGGTCTATATATGATTAAAGAATTATGTCATTATTTTGATCCAAGTGGATCATATACAGCATTAACCTTAATAAGAGACACATTCGGAACTAAAGAATAATGATAGAAGAATCAATACTAAAAAGTAATTTTGTAGGAAGAGATGGTTTTCGATGGTGGATTGGTCAAGTTGCACCAGAAGAAGCTCAAGGTGGTCAGATAAATCAAATTAAAGATGATGAAGATCAATCTGATCCTTGGGGTAATAGAATTAAAGTTCGTATTATGGGTTATCATCCTCAAGATCCAGAGGTATTACCTGACAAAGATTTGCCTTGGGCACAAATTTTATTACCATCAACTGCTGGTTCTGGTGGGGGAGGTATTTTTAGATCAACCAGGTTAACACCAGGTGATAGTGTATTTGGATTTTTTCTTGATGGTGATGATGCACAATTACCTGTAATATTAGGAATTTTTGGTAGACCATCAACAAGTGAACCACTTGGTCCTTATTCACAACCATTTAAACCATATACTGGATTTACTTCAAAAAATCAACCAAGTAAATATTTTTTAAACACTGAAGTTGGATCACAAGAAGGTGCTAGATCTACTTCTTTACCATTAGACTTAACTAAAGAGTTAGTTGATAAAGTAAACACAGCTAAACTTAGTAATTTAGTTGATAAACTTGGTGCAGAATTAGGTGAAATTAAGTTTAATCAGGAAAAGATAATTAGTTCTTTTGATGCTT